CTGAGAAGCATTCATTCGTCTGCCGGTAAATGGGTATGCGATGACAAGTGCGAGAGCCTCGGCAAGCAGACCAGCTTTGTAGACACAAGCTGCTACATGGTAAAGCGTCAGGTCGCGGTTCACATTGGTCACGCGTGGCACGCTGGTTGGGGTGCTGACAGGCAGTTCTACGGTGCGGCTAGCCAGTTCTTCAACAAGTTTGAATCAACCGGTCTGCACACGCTCAATTACTGCCTTGGTGGCAATGAAGGCTCTGTCACGGCAGACTTTTTTCTTGAAGGCAATAAGCGGAGCGCGTAATGGCTTTCGGTATTGATGATGCGGTTGCAGCAGGACTTCAAGTCCTAAACAAGTTCATTCCAGACCCAGCGGCTAAGGCTCAGGCTGAAGCAGAGTTGCGTTCTTCCCTGCAAGCGTGGGATAAGGCGCAGACTGACGTTAACGCTGTCGAGGCTGCTAATCCCAACATCTTCGTGTCTGGGTGGCGACCCTTCATCGCTTGGGTTTGTGGTGTAGCGTTGGCTTTTAATTACATCACGCCCTATCTAGGCTGGTTAGCATCTTGGCTGTTCCATGCAACCATTCCAATGCCTCCCAAGTTAGACGGTTCTTTAACAGAACTTGTAACAGCTATGTTAGGTCTTGCTGGCATGAGATCATGGGAAAAATACAAAGGATTAGTTAAATGAGAACGGCAAAAATTGAAGGTGAAAAATTTGCTAATTTGACGGTTTTGTCACGAGAAGGTGGATATAAAAATGCCTCTTGGATTTGCGTGTGTGATTGCGGGAATGAAACAGTCGCGACAACATGTCATTTGAGATCAGGGCATAAAACGTCGTGTGGATGCAATAAGAAAGGCGCGTATACACACAAAATGTCCCGCACTAAAACCTATCGTTCTTGGAAAGAATTGCGTTCCAGATGCAACAATCCAAACAGTGACAAAGCAAAATGGTATAGATTAAAAGGCATAACGGTTGCTCCAGAATGGAATAGTTTTGAAGTTTTTTTCAATGATATGGGTGAGCGTCCTGAAGGGACGAGCATTGATCGTATAAACCCAGAATGGGGTTATTACCCAGAAAATTGCAAATGGTCCACTCCAAAGCAACAAGCTGAAACAAATTCTGGATGCTATGTTAAAGGTCTGACCAAATGAACGGNAACTTTGAACAGTGNCTGGCGTTAGTTCTCAAGTCTGAAGGNGGNTTTGTGAACAACCCACGTGACCCTGGCGGCATGACCAACCTTGGCGTAACAAAGGTGACTTATGAAGGCTATGTTAACCGACATGTGGATGAGGCTGAAATGCGGTCTCTCACTCCTGATCTCGTCGCTCCCCTCTACAAAAAAATGTATTGGGATCGCATTAAGGGAGACGCTCTTCCTGTTGGCGTTGATTACTGCCTCTTTGATTTGGCTGTTAACTCGGGCGTCGGAAAAGCTGGAAAGCTTCTACAAATGGCTCTTAACCTACCAGAAGACGGTATCATCGGGCCTATGACGCTTCACGCTCTGGAAGCCCGAGATCCTCAAGAGATCATTGAACAGGTCTGTCAAGAGAGGCTGGCGTTTCTTCAGTCCTTGGGGACATGGAACACGTTCGGCAAAGGGTGGGGGCAGCGCGTCGCTGAAGTCGAGCAACACGCCACCGCCATGATTACATAAGTTTGCCGTCAAACAGGTAGCTGCCGACATGCCCAAGCTGAACCCAAGGTGCGGCGTAGATCTTGCCACCGTTCAGACGCCACAAGCGGCAGAAGTGATAATCCTCTGACAACAGTCGATTGGTCTCAGGTTCAATGCTGGTAGCAAAGAACTCGTAGATCTTATCCTGAGGTTTCATAGAATTAGAAAGATCGACCACATCGTTCGTATAAGTAGGAACCAGTGTCTTTAGTTCCTCGAACACTTTGCGCTTGATCAGCATGAATCCAGTACCACCGGCAAAGATCTCCAGAGGCTCGTTAACAGGCACTGTGACGCTGCCGGCATAGTCCACCAGGTTAACGACCCATGAGCCTGTGTACTTGCCAAGATCGTCTGTAGCTACGTCATTCTTCACAGCGGTCGCCACTGTACCCCAGTTGATCTCCTTCTTAGGGTAGATGCCGCAGATGATGTCCTTGTCAGCGTCGATCATTGGCTGCACGTCCTCTGCCCTAAATTGAATATCTGCGTCAATAAAGAACAGATAATCACAATCTGATTTAAGGAATTGATTTGCCAGCGCGTTACGAGCACGGGTAATCAAACTCTCATTAAACATAAAGGACATCTGAGCTTCGTTTCCTTGATCACGGAATACTCTTTGTAAACTGATCAAACTTGTAGTATAAAATCCTGTGCATTGGCCACCATACATGGGGCTGGCTATGAATACTTTAGCCATGATGTATATCTCCTTTTAATACCTTTGCCATCTTAAGCCTTTCTGTAAACGATGGAGTGATGATCAGAACACCAACTGTGTCCCTCTTTAGTTTTTGCCCCGCAAACCATTGTGTCTGCTGGGTTATTCGCAATGTCCTGTATGAAGCGGCACTGTCTGTATCGTGCATTCAAGAGTTTGATTGAGAATTTCTGGAATGCGTCTTCAACTGGCTTGTGAATTACGGGTATAACCTTAGGTTTGGTTACTCTTTTATATTTTCTCTTGGCTTTTCCGAGCGTGTGACCCGTTCTGTGCAAAAAACCAATGATTGAATTGCGTGATCGTCTCAGTTCTTCAGAGATGGCTTGAGCGGTTTCTCCAGCCAAACACAATGCTATAGCGGTTTCTTTTTCCTTGTCAGTCCAAAGTGCGCTTTTCATTGTTTACCTCGTTCATCACTCACCCCCTGTTGCTTTGGCGGCTTTCCACAATCTCATTGCTTGTTCCAAATCGTAACATTGCTCCATGCGGATTTGTTGCATGATCCCAAACACATTTGTGTTTTTATCCATGTCCACCAGTTTTTCGTAGTGTTTTTGCAAAACGTCCAAAACAACATCGTATGGTTCATCATCGTCCATCACTTCAACTCCTTGTAAACAATGGTAAAGTTGTGGTGAGCAATGCCATGACCATCTATAACGTAAGCCACTTTAATTCGTTGACCCATTGCTGCAACCGTTCAATCTCCTTTTCAGCGCCAAACAAAGATTGCAATGCACTTTGCCGAATTTCGTCAGCAAACTTCAACTCATCCCGCAACCGTTCAATTTCATCTTTCATGTCGCCCATGACGCCGCAGACGCAGACATCAGGTTTGCATCCCACATTTTCTCGGCACATGGACGCATCTGCCTGTTCAAGGATGTCCATCACTCACCTTCCCATGTATATCCGAGCAGCCGCAAAGCCACGACAAACAGAATTGCGTAAACCAATGAAGCCAGTGCGACCCAGATCACGGATACCTCCTCAGCTCGTTCTGAAGCCGTAGGGTCGTTAAAACCTTGGCTTTCTTGTAGATGTGCTTAGTCGCCTTGTGATTGGCCTGTGCGCGCTTGAGAACCATCTTGAGCCGTTCAATCTCACAAGGTGGCTGGGGCTTTCTCCATTCCCACCAAAATCTTGTGGCTAGTCTTTTCACCTTTTTCAACATGGTTCATTATCTCCATGAAATCGGTCAGGCGCATGATGACAATCGCTTCTCTACGATCTGCCTTGGCAACCACGACCGGTGTTTGGTTTCCTTTTGCTGATTTGATGGCCTGATCCAGCCATGTGTAGACCGCTATCTTGGCGTAGCGTTTACATTCAAAGAGCCAACGAGGGAGATTAATATCTCCCCCACTGTCGCGGGTCTGGGTCAGATTTCTTGATGCTTCATAGCCATGCTCCTTCAAGAGATTGACTATATCGCGCTCGAACGAAAACCCTTTGTTTCTTTGCATTTTACTCATTAACAGAATGACCTTTATCGCGATGTGACTTACTCATTAGGAATCTCCGGTAAGGGCATCCAGTGGGTGGGATTTGGAAAGCCATAGTATTCTGTGTGACCCTCCCACCCATTGCTAAACAATTGTGCTGAAACACAACATTGCCAACCGCCAAAAATAGTGTCGTTTCGGACTGCAATTGCGACATTATTCGCATGTTTGATCAACACAGGCGTTTCATCTTTTGGTGCGGTTTCAATCGGTTGCCACATCAGAACGGAATCCCATCATCGCTAACCACTGGCTTAGGATACTGCTGCTGGTTCTTGTCCGGCATGGGTGCGCTGATCTTGATGTTGAAACCGTTATAATCGTTCTTCCACACGCCAAAGTTGATGTAGTCTCCAGCTTTATAATCACGGTCTGCAATGACGTGACCTTTGTAATCGGGCTGCATACCGGTCTTGGTTTCGTTGAGCCTCAAGTTGCCCTTGCCTGGTGTCTTAGCCATTAGTCTTGTCCTTTGATCTTGGTTTCAATTACGTCACGATTAACGTCTGTCAGGAGTTTGAGCTTCTCAGCCTTCCACTCGTCGTTCTTGCCCTTGGCGGTGCTGATGCGGTCTTGCATATCAGCGTAAAGGTCCAGCCACTCGTCAGGGGTCTTGCACATCTTATAAAGCTCAGGTGTGCCAGTCGGGGCCGTGTAGAACGGAATACCTTCCTCCTCTAACTCGTCAGTGATCTCGATCTGCGGCAGCATCTTAGCAGGAGCCTCGTAGACCTCTTTGAAATCCCCGACTTCCTCTGGCGTATACTCACCCACCAGAACGCCAGGATAGACCGTCCTGATGCCTTCAGAGATCACACGAGCGCGAAGCATGGCACGAGGATAGAGCTTCCAGTTGTCCTTGGTCGCCAAGCCGATAGACTTAGCCTGTGCAAGGGTCCATGCAAGCGTCAAAGAGCCGCCCTGAGGGTGAGAGAATGTCGCTTCCACCTTATCGTCAGTGTAGACCAACCACTCGACCCTGCCGCCGGCCTGTTGGAACCGAGCCAGCATAGCATCAGCCTTGAGAGCTGGTCTGCCTTGGATAAAATGGTAATCACGGGCTACCGAGCCTGGGTGACGGCCTTCAGCAGATGCTACTGCCATGAGAGCCAACACCTGATCAGGTGACTTGAAGCCATAGAGTCCTGATTTAGCAATCGCTAAAGCCATTCTTTCTTGGTGATCCCAAGGGATGATGTCGTTGCTCATTTCTTTGCCTCTTTGCGGGGCCGACCAGGGCCGCGTTTTGGTTTAGTCACCGGCTCAATGTTTGTAAGCTGATAATGCAACTCAAGATTTTGTAGATCTTCTTCAAGCTCACGAATGCGCTCGTGTGCCGCCATAAGTTGCTGATACAAATAATCTGCTGCGTTCATTGTGTTTCCCTTTCCTTATTTAACTAAAAAACGTCTGGAGCCAGATGTCTCACGAACAAACTGGTCATACACTTGCGGCATGGCACTCTTGAATGCCGTAGCATCGAACTTCTTACTACCCTTAGCGGCTTTCCAAGTGACGAGAGTTTCACCCGTGGCTGAGAGAAGCTCGCTTTTTTCCTGCATGTAGTTTTGCAGATAGGCCGTAGCGACATCTTCCTGCTGCTCAAGGTCTTTGATCTTAGCCTTAATGGCTTTGAGAGCTGTTGCGTATTGTTCTGCTTCTGCATTTGCGACAATGACCCCTTCTGTGGCTTGTGTGTAAATGGCGCGACCCTGGTCAGCCGTTTCAGCCAGCGGCATATCGCCAGTCTGAGCCATAGCCCACCACTTAGCGGCACGCTGCACAAACTCGTCTTTCATCTGGGCAGTGACTGGAATGTGCCACCAGCGGAATTGCTGCCCACCAAACAGAACCGCAAAATAGATATGTTCGACGTCAAACACAGTCGCTTCATGGATGCACTGGATCAGGTCAGCCTCAGGCAAACGCTGCCAATCATCTGGACCTTCTGGATACTTATTGGCAACCGCAGCGTTAAAGTTTTTCACTTCCAGCAATGCGCCGTCATCGCACACAAAGTCCGTATGAGCCTTTAACCAGGGTTCCTTGTGGTAGACACCTACGCTGTCAAGATCGCGCACCTTGACCCCTACAGTGTCCTCAAAGATGCGTCCAATGACGGGCTGCATACGAATGCCCATGCGGACTGCTTCAATGTCTGACAGGTCTGGGCGGTCTTTTTTGCCCTGCTTTTCCAGCAAGACATCAACCAGCTGCCCAGAGACTGAACGGCGGCTGTCAGTAGCCCACCAGCCCGATTTACGCTCGTCAGGTGTAAAACCTGATCCGATAATGTGTCCACCTTGTGCCATTATGCTTTTCCTTGTGTTGGTCCGTTTTGGAACTCGAATGCTTTAACTCGTAGATCAACCCGAATGTCATAGAGTGCTTGCAGAACGTCTGCTGTGGCTGCGAGACATTCGCGTGTTAACTGCTCAGGATAGTGTGGTTTGAGATTGACCGACATTTCAAGAATCTGTGTATCAAGAGCCGACAACTCTCTCATCACTTTGTTTTTGTATTTGCGGTCCATTGGTCACCTCGTTGTGTAAAATCATATTAAGCCAAATAAAATATGGTGTCAATGGTGATTGCTATTTTTTTTCAAAAATGTTACTGATGATGATCTTAACAGCACTGAAAGGGAATCTAAATGACTGATTACATTCGCAAAACCATCGTATTGCAGCCAGAACAATATGAGCGCATCAAGGACTTTCGGTTTGAAAATCGCATGACTACCGAGATGGATGCAATCAGGACTTTGATCGAAATGGGTATGCACTTTGCGATTCTGAAAGAGGATGAGCAATTTAATATTGATGAGCAGAACGCTGTCGATCGTCTCAACAAAAACATGCGGTGAATGCCATGACCCGCTGGTTCAGGCTTTACGATGATGTTCTGAACGATCCTAAGGTTCAACGCTTGTCGGGTGAGTCCTTCAAGTTCTGGATCAACATGCTTTGCATCGCCAGCAAGAACGGTGGCGTGCTGCCTGGCATTGAGGACATGGCGTTTGCATTGCGCGTTTCAAACGATGTTTGCACATCTCTGATTGATGAGTTGAAAACATGCGGATTGATCGACGGAAGCAAGCGTCTTGTGCCTCATGGTTGGGAAAAAAGGCAATATAAATCAGACACTTCGACAGATAGAGTGAAACGTTTCAGGGAACGTTCCCGTAACGTTACAGAAACGGTGAGTGAAACGGCCCCAGATACAGATACAGAGACAGATACAGAAACAGATAAAAACCAAAAGAAAATTCCAAAGAAAAGGGACCGCTCCGCAGGCTCCGCTGAGTTTGATAAATTTTGGGTTGTTTATCCAAGGAAGGTTAACAAGGGCTTGGCGATGAAGGCATGGGAGAAGGCTGCCAGCAAAGCAGCTCCAGCTTTGATCATTGCAGCCGTGGAAGCCTGGAAGGTTTCGAAGGACTTTCCAGACCCTGACTTTATCCCGCACCCGTCAAGCTGGTTGAATGGCGAGAGATGGTCTGATGAACTCTCAGATAAAAAACAGGTTGTAACAGCTGCCGAGCGTGAAGCCTTTATGGCGGAACATAGGCGCAAAATGATGGAGTTGAACAATGACGGAATTGAGCCAGTGGGATCAGGAAGCCCTGACCTTTATGAAAATGACAGCGACCGACCCCAAATCCCTTGGGTTTGAACTCAAACACGACTCGTTAAGCGCGAGGGAATGGTTCCTGTATTTTAAGGCTAAGGGACTGAGAGAAAAAGCATCCTACCTCGGCAGCCGTATGCGTCAAAAACAGTCCTATATGGTTCCAGCCGAGTGGCCTGAGCAGTTTGATATGGCCTACAAGCCACAGAGATGGTCAGAGAAGACCCGAGAACCAAAATCTACTACCCCATATCGGGACGATTAAAAGATGGCCTTCCTTGGACTTCTATTTCATTCTGGCGCGTGGGACAAAAAAAGACCCCCACGGATCAAATCAACGCGAGGGTCCAAGTCAGGGAGGAAACACGCAGGTTCAAGGCAACCTGTGAGCCACCGGAGGATAGGTTTTTCTGGTTAACGGGTCAACCATTGATTTGTCAGTTGTGCATCCGAGGCACACAAAAAGAATAACCATCAGGCAGACATAGAATAATGCGATATTAACCATCGCCTTAACGTCCTCACTGACCATTGGTTTCTCCAGTGTTTACCAGCTTTGCAGCCATGTCCTTTATGTCTTGTTCCACATGGTCCAGCATGTTTTTAACGCTATTCGGAAGGATATAGAGGCTTGCAATAGCGTGAAGGCTAGTGATTTCGGCGTAGTGTTCGGCATGATCCCATCGGTTCGCTATCTTGGTTTCCAAGTGTGCTATGTGGATCATAACCATCTCATAACCAGTGATGACCCTGCCTAGCTTAATTGATGCCAGCTGTGCGGCCTTGTCCCAAAAAGCAACGTGATCGCCATAGGTTTCGGCATGGTCGCCAGTGATCTTTGCAGCGTTCAACAGTGTGTTGTCTATGTTAGTCATTGGTCTAATTCCTTCCATAATTGAATAAGTGTTTCTAAGTCGTTTTGCATTTTGGCGATGATTGCTTGGCTGTCTGCTAGTGCTTGCTCGACCCTTTCCATTTCCTCACGCCAAAGTTCGTTAAGATCGTTAAAAGCGTTTTCAGTGTGCTTGATGTTCATTAAATTCCCTTTCATGGTTGTTTTTTTAATAAAGCCCCTTGGATTAAACTTGAAACAATGCTATGTTTGTTTTGCAGAATACATAGCTATCAAGGGTCGCCCAAGTGGCGGCCCTTTCTATTTGTTGCCAGTTCATTGTGCTACCCTTTCCATTGCCTGTTCTTTCGTGGGTTCTTGTGCAATCACAGATGGCAATCTTGTGAGAGGATCAATCTGTTCGGCATCCCACACAAACCATTCTACAGCGTCAAAGCGTGTATGAACCGGTGCAATGGCAAAGCGTGAATAGCCACCAAACAGAACCTTCTTGGATGCCAGCTGCCCAGCAAGATTAGGATTGTTTTTCATTGTGCTGTTTCCTTCTGTCCTATGTCTAAATTGATAATTGCGCTGAATACATTGTGCCGAGCGTTCAAATTGGCCTCACTCGGCACGCGTTGAGCTGTTTCACATGCTCTCATGTAAATCTCAGCTTGTGTTTCAGTAAAGACGTGACCATTGAATGCCACATAACCGGCTGTGATTGTTTCCATTGTATCCCCATATTAGAAAGCCATTGCCAAGAATGTGATGAATGTAACGAATGACGCAATTCCGATTAGCTCAAGAATATCTTCGATAATGTAAGACATGGTATCCCCCTTATGCCAATTCTGCGCTTGTATCATACCACGCTGCTTGCTCTAACACGCCGCGATTTTCGTCTTGTGTTTTAAAATGTGCTGCCAATTCATCCCAATCAATGCCAGCATCATCAATCAAATCTTGCACGAACATACTCAAATCTTTGACCTGTTCTTGAAAATGTTCATCGACCATATCTCGGATAAAATTAGCGTCAATCTTTTGTCCTTCGTCTGCCAGCTCTTGCAGGTAGTCGCCGAAGTGCACGTTTACGAGCCAAGTTTGACGGTTCTTCCAGCCATTGTAAGACATGTTCAGTCCCCTTGTTTTGTGTTTTGATCTCATCAGTGGCAGCATCACTGCCAGACGGTCCTGAGACCGTTTCGATCTTTACTGTGCCCAAATCCTTGCAACGACAGAGCCATATTGCACTTCGTAATCATGCAGACCGTTGCGCTTGATCTGATACATATTGGGCTGTTTGCGATAGCATTTAAGCAGATGTGCGATTCTGCCTCGTCTATCAGTGACTGCATATTGTGGCTCGTCGATAAATCCAAACATGAAAGCAGGTTTGAACGGTTCGATAGCGTCTTGTTTTGCACTTGAGATGATTGTCTTGATCATTGTCGTGGTTCCTTGTGATTGATTAGGCTGCTGAAACGATCCGCCAAGATTTACCCTGCCGAGATGGATATGGCATAAACAAACGAGCTTCGCGTTCGGATCCGAATAGAACGACCGATGAAGGGTCGGTGATCTTGGAGCGATAATCGAACCAGCTTCCGTCAGTCTGGCGTGTTTGAATCTTGAACATCGTGTTATCTCCTAATTGCTGCCGTCTCATTCGCGGCTTACTCATATAATCTATCTATCTTATTATTATATGTAAATAGCATAATATCATATTTATGATAAGTAAAAATACTTAGAGATTATATTCCTTATATATCTCTCTTATATATATAATAGATAGTGGTTATAAGTGAATGAATATAACAATCCAATGGTTTCCATAAATGTGAAGAGAGCCTTTCTCCATTCGCGTTTGGAGAAACCACATTGGGTATTGGTCTATATAACTAACATTTTATGTTAAATTCATTAACATATTATATAGTTATAACTAACATGTTAGTGTAATAGGTATTGTAATGTATGGTATGACACTGGCATTGGCCTGCGATGGGCCATGGGGGGGCTTGTTTGCGTGCACCCCACCTAGCTCCCTCAGATTTTTTTTTCTGGACTTTCTTTTCAACAATGTTATTGTTCCCTCATGTTTAAATGTTCCTCAAAGAAATGTCGCAAGCCAATTGAAGTTCGTGGGTATTGCCCTGAGTGCAAGCTGGCATATCGTCGTGAATGGGCTGCGGCTCATCCTGGATACTTTGATGAGAAGCGTCGGGAGTGGGATGCCAAAAACCCTGAGAAAGCTGCTGAGCAAAAGAAGCGGCGTTCTGAGCGGTATCACGCAACTAAGGTGCTAAAGGAAAAACGTGTTCCTTTAACTATGGCTGAGCGAAAGAAAAAGTATCTTGAGAAGCACCCGATTAAGGCTGAAGCTCGCAAGATTTACAAATACGCTTTAAGGCATGGCAAGTTGGTGCGTGGCCCCTGCGAAGTGTGCGGCGTGACTGAAGGGATTGATGGGCATCACACGGATTACACGCGTCCTTTGGAAGTTCGCTGGCTATGCAAAGAGCATCATCGCCAAGCCCATTTAGAGTGTCGTGCTGTTTGACTTATTGTTAGTTAACAGTTATGTAATGTTGCATGATAGTGATTGATAGGAACATACCTGTAGCTGAGGTGCCTCGTCAGCGCAGTGAGGCGAAGTACCCATTTGAGGGTATGAAGGTTGGCGACAGTTTTTTTATTCCGTGTGATGACGTGAGTGAGAATGCTTTGCCGAGCTATAGGTTAGCTAATCAGTTGCGAGCTTTGTCCTGGAAGTATGGCAAGCGTTTGGGTTGGAAGTTTGTAACTCGCACGGTTGACTGTGGTGTTCGGGTTTGGAGGGTTGAGTAGCGGGGTGGAGAAGTCTGGTATCTCGACAGCCTCATAAGCTGTAGGTCGTAGGTTCAAATCCTACT